CGGCGACAACGAAACATGCGACACACATCGCAGTACGTCCACAATTCCCAAACTGTTCGTATTGTCTTGCGTCTCATTGTGTTGCTCCATTGTACTTGACACAATACACTTGTGTCGGCTACCTTCGGCCGTTAGACACTCCGTTGCAACGGCCGTCGGTAGGAGACACAACAAGGGCATTAGTTACGCCGAATATCGACTAGCTTATCGGCAAACGGTTGCGACTCTAAATCGTCAAACCATGCCTCGTTTGCAATATCGCCGGCCTTATTGCATGCTGCCGTCCGCACTATACAGCCGGCCTTGTCCATACCGCATGCATACATCATTGCGTCACGGAACACACCTTGAACTACACGTCGAGCGTTACGCCCAAAAGATGACATATTGAAGCAGTCAACCTCAAATACGTTTGCAATGCCACCTTGATACACTAAGACTATTTTCGCTGGTGTCACATCGCACCTCCTACGCAGGCCATTGCCTGCGAAAGTTCCCTCAGCCGGAATATCACGGCCGCGTACACCTGGACAAACCCGGCGGCAACCGCCATTGCAATGGTTGCCGTCACAAGCATCCTAACAGTCAAACTACTGTTCATTGTCGATTCCTCCAATGTCCACCACGGACACCTTAAGTATACGGTATCTCTGGCAGGGTGTCAAGGAAAAATCTTTTGCGACGAAGATTTTTGCAAAGCATTGTGGCAGTACGAGTTATGGCTACGGGTAAACCAGTAGATCGGCGTGCGACGTTGGCGTGCATGGGGGGATTGCTGTAGGGCAGGGGCACCGCGGCGTCATAAGCCAATGTGGGTAATATTACCCACTTTTACCGGACCTGCCTCAACGCCGAGACACAAGACGCCGGCAACGCCCCCACCATGCCCATGCCGACACGCAACGCAACATAACAATAGCTATGGGACGCACGCCACAGCGTCGCCTGTGCCACGCACGCCACGAGGCGGTTGCTATTATCGGCCCCACCTGGCCGCTTGGTTATCGGACTCGCTTCGCCCCGCCCCCACGAGACTGCCTAAAAATTTTTTCCAAATTTCCCAAAATTTCTGCTACAGCCCTGCTTTATGCGCTTGACTCCCGCGCCGGCGTGTGGTACACTAATGGTGGAGGTGCTCTATGATGAAGCGTGAAGACGTTCCAAAGAAGCATCGTAAGCTGTATGACAAGGCGCTGGCAGGCCGCAACCAAGCTGCCGCCATTAGGTCGCACTGCCTCATGTGCATGGGGTACGAGGAAGACCCGAAAGGCTGCACTGGCCGAACATGCCCTTTGTGGCCGTATCGAGAGACTGGAAGGAAGATACCGCGGCCCCGAAGTGCCAAACCATCTGAAGACGTATTTGACTTCTAGGATCGCTAAACGCGTTTAACTCGACGACCCCACCTCTAGCTACACCCAGCGCCGCCACGGCCCGCCATGGGCCGTAGGGCCGAGGCGGCGCAAAGCGCCTAAATTTGATTGTGGAAAGTTGAGGAGTGGCGAAGCCACGACGAACTCGTAGCCGCAGCGTTAAGCGGAGGCACGAGCCGGTAGGCGAGTTCACTCGGAAGCTTCGCTTCGCTACGCTTCCTCGCGAAGCGTCTACCACTCCCCCCTAAAGGGGGGTTAGGGGGAAACCGAGCGATTGAGTTGTTCGATAACGGGACGCGGTTTTGACCCCGCCAGGGCTATTTTCGTTAATTTTCATTTTTCACAGGGCGGTAGGGGTTTTTCATCGGTATATCCTATAGAGGCCGTGCTTGGCCGGGAAGGAAACGCGGCATGACGAACCACGAGCTGCTGGAAAAATTGCGTGAGAAATCTCGTACCGGGCGGTGCAAGCCGGCCGCGCTTGCGCTACAGTGCATGAAGTGCAAACGCAGTCAGGCCAAAGTGATGACCTGCTCGCATGTTGAATGCGACCTGTACCCCTATCGCAACTGCGTGTATCGCTATGGTGTGGTCGTGGCGTCTGCGTCTGCCCCGGATACTGTTTTGGAGGTGTCGCTTGAACAAGACATTGGCTAAGCTGACTGGCAAGAAGGCCGGCTACCGCGGGCCGAAGCGAAACTGGCGTCGCGTGATGAAGGCCGACGAAGCCAAGCTGAAGATGGTCTGTAACGAAGTCGCGCGTGCCAAAGACGAGACAGACATCCAGTTCCCAGACGGCACCCCGGAGGCCCAGTTTTACACGCTTGCCGGCGCGTTCATGGACGCCCTGATGCAGACCGGCAGCGTCTCTAAAGCATACCTTCAGCTCTACCAGCGGGCACCCGTTCGCCGGAAGAATCATCCCCGTACGCACGGCAACGAGCTGCTGGAGCTGATTAAGACATACTTCCCCAACGTCGGTTCGTACATGCGGGAGTGGTGCTACCGCATCGGTGTTACGCCCCCATTCCTGGTGAATCAGCTGCGGGAGTTGGCCGTTAACGGCGCAGATAACGTCCGTCTGCAGGCCACCAAGTCTCTCCTGAATCGCCGCAAGACGCGGTTCCGCCCGAAGGCGATCCGCCGGTCGAGGACGCCGAGAAGGAACCGCTGGAGGTCGAGGTGCAGGCAGAAGACGAACAACCCCCACTTAAGATTGCGGAGGACGTGGCATGACCGACGAAGAACTGAAAGAGATCACGACGAGGCAGGCAAAAGCGAGGCATTCACATAGCGAAGCCACGACCCTTCTAGTCATAAATGACGTTCCAGCCCTGCTCGCCGAGATCGAGCGTATGCGTGCGGAAAACGAGCAGTTGCAGGCCGACCTCGCGGCCACGCTGATGATGACCGGGCCAGAATTGGCGGCAGCGAGGGACCGGATGCTGGCGGGATAGACTATGATCTGGACTCCTGACGATTGGGACGGCACCTGCGAGTGGATGTCGTTGGAGGAACGCAACGACCGCGTGGATGAGTACGTGTGGAAGCATCGCACGAAAGAGGAGCTGTCGCCGCTGTATGAGCGGCTGGCCAACGACTTTGAATTCTGCTGCCAGACGTTGTTCACAACCCACGACCCACGGTCCCGCATCGGCAAGGTGCCATTCCGGCTCTATGACTACGAAGCCAAGCTGGGAAAGTGCTTGGAAGACTGCATCGTGATCGGCTTCGACCTGAAGATACCCAAGAGCCGCGACATGGGCGTGACGTGGGAAATCCTGGCCAAGTTGGTGCAGCACCTGCTATTCGACGACGACTTCCATGCCCTCATCACGAGCCGCAAGAAAGACCTGATCGACTCCAAGACGAACCCCAATACGCTGTTCGAGCGGCTTCGCATCCTGCTGCGCTACATGCCGAAGCACCTGAAGAAGCGGCTGCTGACCGATGAGTTCAGCGAGGCGCGGCACGCCGTCAATCTGCGGATCACCAATCCGCTGAATGGCAACACCATCACGGGCGAAGCGCCGGTGGAAGACTTCGGACGCCAAGGCCGGTACTCCACGATCTTTTTCGATGAGGCCGGGCTGATCGACGAACTGCAGGACATGATAAACGGCACGACCGACTGCACGAAGTCCCGCATCTTCGCCAGCAACCCCTACGGCATGAACACGTTCTATCATATCAGCAAAGACCCGCGGACCATCACGGTCCCGGTGCATTGGTCGCAGCACCCCAAGAAGCGGGTTGGACTGCGCAAGTCTGAGAAAATTCAGGGAGCGGACAACATTCTGAAAGCAATAGGGGCAGCGTTGCCTCTGCAAAATCAGGAGAGCGGAAATGCGTAAGGTACTGGGATCGTCTGTGGTATTGGTGGTGGCGTCGCTGGCCTGCGCACAGGCGGCGACAAGCCAGCCGACGACGAAGCCGGTCGCTGAGTATTCAGTCCGGTCGGTTGGAGAACAGTTGCAGGATGTCTCGGTGACGATTAAGACGCGTCGGGGCGAAGGCAGCGGCGTGCTGATTCGTCGCGGGGAGTGGAACTACGTGTTGACGGCCGCGCACGTTGTAGATAGCCTGCGAAGCACGCGCGAGGTGGTGGACACGAAGGGCGGGAAGCGGACAGTTGTGGAGTTTGGCACTGCGGAGGTGGTGCAGAAATTGGTGCAGGATGGCCGTATCGTCGGCACGCTCAGTATCGAGGCCGTCGTAGTGACGTTCTCGGATTCGGATACCGGCGAAGACCTGGCGTTGTTGAAGATTCGCAAGCGGCGCTTCTCCGAAGCGTCGGCGTCGTTCTATTTGGATGAACGGATACCATCGGTTGGCACGGATTTGTACCATGTAGGCTCGTTGCTGGGTGAGACGGGCAGCAATTCGCTCACGACCGGCATTCTGAGTCAGATTGGCCGCGTGCTGGATGACAAAGTGTATGACCAAACGAGCTGTACGGCGTTTCCCGGCAGCTCTGGCGGCGGTGTCTACCTTAAGGACACTGGCGAATACGTCGGAATGCTGACGCGCGGAGCCGGGGAGACGTTTAATTTGATCGTGCCTGTGCGGCGAATAACAATCTGGGCCAAGCGGGTTGGTGTTTCGTTTGTTCTGAATCCTGATCTGGAGGTGCCGTCCGACGCAGACCTGAAGAAGATTCCGATTGAAGATGTAAAATAACGCGAAAGGACGGTCATGGTTCCAGAATCGAATAAAAAGGCCGCGACAGCGGCGCTTGCAACCGGGTTGACAACGCGGGAATTCGCCGCGGCTGAGGGCATAAGCTACCATCAGGCGCGCAAAGCGCTTGAGTGGGCGCGTGAAAACGCGGCCGGCGCCCCTGCGGCGGTGCCGCTGGCCGCGTCGGCGCCAGTTTTGGCCGATCCGTTGTTCCGAACGGCCGTGTTGCGCAGGCTGAAACAGGGCACGACGGTCGCGCACCTGGCTGGCGAGCACGGCACTACGACCGAAACCATCGAAACCATGCTCGGCGCGCTCGAAAAGAGCGGCTATCTGGTGGAGCGGACAGGTGACCACGTATCGTTGGGTGCCGGCTGGACGCCGCAGGACCGCCTTCAGGTGCCAATTGTTGGCGGCAAGGCTAGTTTTGGCTTCGTGACTGACACGCATTTGGGGTCTAAGTTTGCCCGGCTGGACGTTCTGGAGGCGGCGTATGACAGATTCGTCGCAGAAGACATCGACGTGGTGTTTCATGCCGGTAATCTCGTTGATGGGGAATGTCGGCTCAACCATCACGATCTCATCGTTCACGGTTTGGCTGACCAAGCGCAGTACGTGCTTGATAATTACCCCGAGCGGGACGGTATCAAGACCTACTATATCGACGGCGATGACCATGAGGGGTGGTGGCGGCAGCGCGAGGGGCTCGAATTTGGGCGGTTTCTGGAGTTGGAAGCTCGTGCGGCGGGGCGAAACGACCTGAACTACATGGGATACCTCGAAAATGACGTGGAAATGCGCAGCACAAAAGGCAGTTCTATCTTGCGTGTCATGCATCCCGGCGGTGGAAGCGCTTACGCTTTGTCTTATGCACCCCAAAAAATCGTTGAGAGCTTTCAGGGCGGTGAGAAACCTGCGGTTCTCCTGCTTGGGCACTTTCACAAGTACGATACTTGCTATCCGCGCAACGTATTTGTTGTGCAAGGTGGTTGCTGCCAGGACCAGTCCACGTTTATGCGTAAGAAAAAGCTGGAAGCGCATGTGGGATTCTGCATTGTACACGTAGAAATGGACGAAGTAGGCGGGATTTCGCGATTCCGGCACGAATTCTTCCCGTTCTATGACCGGAAATACTACCAAAAACGTCAGGATTTGGTGTTGTAGTGTACATAACTGCTGAAGAAACAAAAATATGTAGTAAGTGTGGCGAAGCAAAGCTACTTACTATGTTTTACAAGCGCGCAAACGGTAAATTGCGCGCTTGGTGTAGATTATG